TATTAACTGTGTAGCTTGGAATAAAACAGCAGAAACAATAGCACAGTATTTTACAAAAGGTAGACCAATAGCGATAGTAGGACATATACAAACAGGAAGCTATGATGCACAAGATGGTACTAAAAGATATACAACAGATGTTGCAGTAGATAGCTTTGAGTTTGTAGGAAGTAACGGACAAGCTAGTACACAAGGAAATAGCAGTGATGATGCATTTGGTGCCTATGATGATATTACTCCAGTAGATGATGGAGATATGCCATTCTAATGGAGCAGATAGGATTTAACTTTATTAGGTTAAAGGAAGACTGTACAGAACTTAATAGTAAATTAACTAAAGGTTCTGTATGGAGCTTCATATTTGAACAGGAGAATAATTACATTATACAACTGGATGGAGTATATTATGGACCATTAAAAAATAGTTGCGAAAGGATATGAAAAAGTGAAAGTAAATGATGAAGCTATTAAAGCAAAGATAAGAGAGTATAGGAAAGATAAAGTATTGAAAGCTACAGCACTAAGAAAGCTAAAAAAAGAATTTGGAGTTAGCGACAAGGTGATAGATGAATTTTGGATAGAAGTTAAAGAGGAAAAGAAATTACCTAAGAAAGTGTAATAAAAGAGGCAAAAGAAAGGTTAATGTACAAGCATTAACTAGATAAGAGTTAAGATTTGAAAATTAACCTTAGAAGAAAGGAGTATTAAGAATGCATTTTATAGAGATTTTATTAGGATTATCGTTATTCATAGCTATGTTTAACATTATACCATTAATACTTATAAAAAATAGCAAGGTTAAGAATTTAATAGTCGGTATAGAAGTAATATCTATAGTTTTAATACTTATATGTTTAGTTTTATATATTTGTAATGCTCTTATGACTTGTATAACCATATGGTTTGGTAACTGGTAAGTCGTAATTGCAAGAAAGGGTGAAGTAATTGAATATGAGAATAGATATTAAAAAAATAAGGACAAGTATAATCGTAAAGACATATTTAGTTACATTTGAATATGTAACTAGAAAGGGCTATAGGAGAGAGCAGCAAAGATTATTAACAGTCTCAAGTATAGAAGATTCAGAAGAAACATTTAATAATTGGGCAAAAAATTGCAGAACAATATCTAATGCAAAAATTCTAGGTATTGTAGAAATTAAAGAAGAACAAAAGAAAATTGATTTATAAAAACATAATAATAATTCCATCAAACCCTCTTTAGAAAGAGGTTGCACAGTATAAGGTAGATTAGCCATTTACCTTATATGCGAAAAAGTTATGAGGTAAAGCGTAAAACACCCTCCCTAAAGTGCTATAAAGTTTAGCCAGTAGGATAGGAACTCCCTAGATATAGGCAAGCCTTAATCACTGTTTCCTTAGCAGCTAGGCAATTTAGTTGTTAAGGTGATGGAGTTGTTAAAAAGAAAAGATTATCAACCGATTGTTGATACAAGAGAATTAGAAATAAAGTCAATAAAAAGATGTATTGAATTTCAGAATAAAGATTCAGATAAAAAGAATATATTGGCTTTCAGTGGAGGGAAGGACAGTGTTGTTGCATATTTCATATTAAAGAAAAGCGGAATTGATTTTACTCCAATTTATAGTCCAACTAGTGCAGATCCTCCAGAGTTAATATATTTCATAAGAAAAAATTTTCCTGATGTAATTTTCAATAAGTACAATAAGTGGACTAAAGGAGATAAATCAGGAAAAGAAAAAACAATGTGGACATTAATTGGTAATAGGGCAATATTACCTACAAGGCTTAATAGATACTGTTGTGATGAGCTAAAAGAAAGAACAGGAGATAAAGGAGACACAGTATTTACAGGAGTTAGATGGGAAGAAAGTAAAGCTAGAGCAGACCAAAAGATGGTTAACTTCTATAAAGAAAAAATAATGGTAAGGCCTATAGTAGATTGGAGTGAAACAGAAGTATGGTCATATATACTTCAAAATAACTTACCATATTGTGAGCTTTATGATAAAGGATTCAATAGAATTGGGTGTATAGGATGTCCTCTAGGAACTAATCAAAAAAGGGAATTAGAGTTGTACCCTAAATATAAAGATAATTACTTAAGAGCTTTAAGAAAGTTCTTAGAGTATAGGGAGAGAAAGGGATTAGAAACTACTTGGAAAACACCAGAAGAAGTTATGAAGTGGTGGTTAGGAGAAAGTAAAAAACAGAGAGAAGAAATAGAAGGACAATGCTCAATGTTTTAGATCCTAATATGTAGAAAGGAAGAAGTAAATATGAAAAAGAAAGCAGATTATGAAGTACAATTAATAGCTTTAGAAAAAGAATTTAAAAGAGTTGGGTATACCGACAAAGTTATAGAGGAAATTAAGCATATGGACGGAGCAATGGAAGTAGAAGAATTTATAGCAAATTTAGAAGAAGAATTAAGCTGTTGGAGTGATTAGGTTCACAATTCTAAGAAAGGATAGATGAATAATGAAAGTTGATTTAAGTAATCAGGAGTTAATAGATATATACAGTTGTATAGGCTCAGGAATACTAAGCAATACAGAAATCATTGATAAATTAAAAGATAGAGAAAAGTTAACTAGTAGGATGGAAGAAGATAATAAAAGATACCACCTATTAATATCAAAAATTTTTAATTTAATAGATTGGAAAAAAGCTTGAATAAATGAAGTTAGGAGGGGATAGTATGGATAAGGATTTATTCAGAAAGACAGAAGGAAAGTTATATAGATATTATCAGAGCAAAAAGAAGATAAGAGAGCTTAATAATGAAATATCAAGCTTAGAGTATCATAAGGAAAGAGTAGAGTATGATATAAGACATGCTAATGTAACAATAGATTATTACCAAAATGGAACAGGATTACAAGAGAGAGTACAATCTTCTCCTAGTGGATCTAGTTATGCAGAAACAGAAATGTGTAAGGAGATAGAGAAACTGGAGAGAGAACATTTAAGAATAAATAAGAAGATACTAAAGATAAAAGCTAAGATAAGAGAGCTTGAAGAGTTTATAAGACATATGAATGAAAATGTAGAGCAACTTAATGAAGAAGATAAGAGGTTTATAGAATTAAAGTATGGAGATAGAAAGAATCTGTTATATATATCTATAAAACTAAATATGTCTAAGACTACAGCTTATAGAAAAAGAGAAGAGATAGTAGAGAATATAGCAGAGTATGAGGAGAATATGAAATTGTGGGAAAAAAGTGGGAAAAAGACGGGAAACAGAATCGCCTAAAGTGTGATTTAATAGTATTGTAGAAAGCATGGACAGTTTTCATATGTCATGTGTGACCTCCTTGGATTTTTATACACCTAGTGTAAAAGCTAGGTGTAATATGGAGATATAACCCTAATTGGTAAGGGAGCAACTTGCTAAGTTGTTAGTAATCGAGTGATCGGTGTATAGGTTCAAGTCCTATTATCTCCGCCATAACCTCATTAATTCTCAATACCCCTTTTTAAAAAGACACTTATAGAAATATAGGTGTCTTTTATTGTATAATTATGGTAGGAGGGGGGTGTGATGAAAAATAAGCTGATATTTATATATTTTAGTAGATGGAAAAAGATTTTTTTTGGCACATTCAAATATTCGAGAAATAGAATAACTGAAAAAGATATGAGTTGTTTAATTGAATGGCTAGAAAATCCTACTGGGAAATTTCAAGTGAATACGATTCAAGGGAAAATATATAATATATATGCAAGTAATATACTATATACAGAAATTAGAGACCAGTAATTTTATAAATAAAGTTATTTTTATATTTTGTATAGAAAAATTCTTATTTAATTTATAAAAGGAATTTGAAATAATTTGTAGAATTATACATTGAAAAGGAGGTGGATTTTATGGAATCAATGGAAAATAAAGAGAAATTAAAAAGGGATGTAGTTAGGAAAGCAACTATAGAAAGTGCTACTAAATATTTTGATTTGTTATATGATGATCCTAAGATACATGAAAAAAATATTGTAATGAAATTTACAAATAAAAATGGAGAGACAATAGATAGAAAAGCAAGTCAATATGAGCTATCAGCTATTATGGAAATGGTAATATTATCTCTAAATGATAAGGTTGGTCTTAAATTTGGAGACTTTTCTATTGATAAGGAAACAATTAAATCAATAGAAATAATATTTTAATAAGTATTTTAATTTAAGAGCTTTTTTTTAAAGCTCTTTTTATTTATACCTATAGGAGCCAGTAGAAACAAATAAGAAAGGAAGGTGCACCCATTACACTAATTACCTTTTATTACTCTACTGGCTTAATTTAATGTAATATAAAGGAATTTTCCTATTTTTGTAGAATTATATTTTATAAAGGAGGAAAAGAAATGGAATTAGTAATAATTATAATTATAGTTTTAGTTTTAATGGCTACAGGGATTTTATGTAGTTGGAATATTATAAGAAAGTCTATTTTAAATAGTCTTAGAAATAAAAAAGTGAGTGATATAAGAACAAAAATAACTGTACTTGAAACAAAAGTAGAAGTATTAAAAAGTATAAACTTGGTAGGAACTATTATAGGAATATTAGTACCGATAGTAGTACTAATATTTACACTGCTAAATAATTACACCTCTAATATGAAAGATGTACTTAAGATGTATAATAATAATAATTCAGTTGTTAATGTTTTAATGAATGATAGTATATCATTTAATGAAAAAAATAATTTGTTGCATAACATTTTTGAAAATGCATCAATTGATACAGATGATAAAGTTTTAAATGATATTAGAAAAGATATAAAAAATATAGTTATAGACTCTAAAGAGAATAATAGTAAAGCTATTGAGTTGGTAATTAGAGAAGATAATCAATTAAGTAAATATTCTGGAAATTCTATAATTAAATTGTATAAAGAAATAGATATATTTGATGGTCTACCCAATATGATATATTTAATAATAGTAATAGTATATATACTATATACTATTAACTGGTATTATGCTTATGAATTGAAGATATATAAAGAATATGTTGAAATAAATAAGATTGATTTTAAGAATAGAATTCTTATGAAAATATACCAGTTATATCAAAAGGATAGTAAAAACGTAGTAGTAAAAAATTATTATTTAAACTTAGATAATAAGACGTTTAATGAAGCTATTGGAAAATTAATAAATGAGAATATGATTTTAGAAAAAGAAAAAAATAACTACATAATAAGTTTAGAAGGAATAAAATATATAGAAGAGTTTATTGGTATAGATAAACATTTAGATAGTAAGAAAAAAGTTGAATTAATAGAAAGATTTATGATGAATATAGATAATTAATATATTAAGAACTCAAATTAAATGAGTTCTTTTTTATTGAAAGGATGTGAGGAAATGAATATACAAAGTAAAATAAATAAGTTATTAATGGCCCTAAAGCAAAAAGGATATTACATAAAAATAGATACAGAACAATTCTATAATGAAGAAGATAAGTTAATAACTAAATACATTGTATATGATATACATCCTAAAAAGGGAGAAGTATTCTATAGTAAGGTAAAAGTATTATTATACCTAGTAGATTTATATAAGGAAGTAGGTGGAGCAGATGGATAAGAAGTTCACACCTAAACAAAAAGCTTTTGCAGATTATTATATAGAAACAGGAAATGCAACAGAAGCTGCAAGGAGAGCAGGATATAAGAAGCCTAATGTGCAAGGAAGTCAAAACTTAGAAAAACTTAGTATTAAATCATATATAGAAGAAAGAGTAAAAGCTTTAGATGAAAAGAGAATAGCAAAAGGTGAAGAAGTCCTCCAATACCTCACTAAGGTAATGAGAGGAGAAGAAAAAGACCAATTTGGTTTAGATCCTTCATTGCAAGATAGAACTAAAGCAGCAGAGTTACTAGGTAAGAGATATAGATTGTTTACTGAAAAGGTCGAAGTAGAAGGAGTTCAACAAGTACAGATAGTTGATGATATAGAATGATTAAAGTAAAGTTAAAGTGCATAATAGCTTCAAGCTTCTATGAAGCACATAAAGATATAAAGCAAGGACTTCACACTCACTACTGGTTTAAAGGTGGTAGAGGTAGTACGAAGTCCTCTTTTATTTCCATAGAGATTGTATTAGGTATGATGAGAGATGCACAAGAAGGAATTATGTCTAATGCATTGATACTTAGAAGAGTTAAAGATACTTTATCAGAATCAGTAAGAGACCAGATTAAATGGGCAATAGATACCTTAGGCGCGAGTGATGATTGGCATGTTCCAGAAGCTAAACTAACAATAACTTATAAGCCTACAGGACAAGTAATAAGGTTTAAAGGTGCTGATAATCCTAAGAAAGTTAAATCTACAAAAGTACCTAAAGGATATATTAAATATATTTGGTACGAGGAAGTAGATGAATTTGAAGGAAAGCATAAGATAGATACAATTAATCAATCTCTTATGAGAGGTGGACCTAAGTTTTTTGTATTCTACTCATTCAATCCACCAGAAAGTCAAAGGAATTGGTGTAACCAGGAAGTATTAGAAACTAGAAAAGATAAATATGTACATCATAGTGACTATCGAACAGTACCTAAAGAATGGCTAGGAGAGCAGTTTATTATAGAAGCTGAACATATGAAGAAAGTTAATCCTACCAAATATGAACATGATTACTTAGGAGCTGTAACTGGTACTGGAGGAGAAGTATTTAGGAACTTAACTATAAGAGAAATATCAGAAGAAGAAATAAAGGTGTTTGATAGACTAAAGAATGGATTAGATTTTGGTTATGCAGCTGATCCATTAGCTTACTTGTTAATGAACTATGACAAGACTAGAAAGAGATTGTATATCTTTGGTGAAGTATATAAGGTTCAATTAAGTAATAGTAAAGCAGTTGAAGAAATAAAGAAGCTTAATCCATTAAATAAAAGGGTTACTGCAGATAGTGCAGAGCCTAGAACAATAAATGAATTTAAGAAATTAGGTTTAAACATAATAGGAGCAAAGAAAGGACCAGATTCAGTAGAACATGGTCTTAAATTTTTGTCTGAAGAAATAGAGGAAATAATAATAGATCCAATAAGATGTCCTAATGCAAAGAGGGAATTTGTAGGATATGAAATAGAGAAGGATAAGGAAGGAAATCTAAAAGGAGAATATCCAGATAAAGATAACCATACTATAGATGCCTGTAGATATGGAATGGAAGATGAAATTATAAATAAGAAAGTAAAAATAAGAAGTAAAGCTAAATTAGGTTTGAGATAATTTCGTATAATTTCTATTTAGCGAAATAATATAGAAAAGTAGTGTTTAAGCCATTCTTTTAAATTGAGTTTTATTAAAATATGGCTTTTTTGTTTACTATAAGTAAACTTTAGGAGTGATTTTTAAAATTTCGTGTAGGAGGTAAGAATATGGCAATCATAAAGGATAGAGATTTGCTTAATGAAGATGGGAGCATATCGAATAAGCTATTAGTTAAGTGTATAGATGAACATAAGAAACTAGTCGATAGATATAGTAATCTAAATAATTATTATGATGGGGAACACAAGATACTATTTAGAACACTAACAACTGAATCATTGCCTAATAATAAGATAGTAGCAAATCATGCTGAATATATTACGGATATGGCTACAGGGTATGTATTTGGAGCTCCAATAACTTATAGTGGTGATGGAGCTGAGGAACTTAATGAAATATTTACTGAAATAGATGAAGATAGCCATAATAATGAGTTAGCTTTAGATATGTCTGTATTTGGTGTAGGGCATGAATTACTTTATATGAATGGTGATGAAGTACCTTATCCAGAATTAGCAGTAGTAAGTCCTTTAAATTCATTCTTAGTAGTTGATAGCACAGTAAAACAAAAGCCTATGTTCGGAGTAATCTACTATCCTAAGTACGATATTGAAGGGACTCGAAAAGGATATGATGTTAATGTTTATACTGATAAAAACATTACACATTATTTCTTTACTGATTTAAATAGTTTATCGCCTACAATAGATGAACCAGAAGAGCATTTTTTTAAGGGGATTCCACTTATAGAGTATAAAAACAATAAAAGACTTAAGGGAGATTTTGAGGGAGTAATAACTCTTATAGATGCTTATAATCTTCTTCAATCAGATAGAGTAAATGATAAAGAGCAATTAGTAGATGCTTTATTAGCTGTTATAGGGGCTAATTTTGGAGATAATGAGGAAGAAATAGTATCAACAGCTAAAATGCTTAAAGAGTTAAAAATACTTGAGTTAGAAGAGGGCGGAGATGCCAAATGGTTAGTTAAAAATCTTAATGAAACTGAAACCGAAGTACTTAAGAAAGCCTTAAAAGATGATATACATGAGTTTAGTAAAGTACCTTGTTTAACAGATGAAAACTTTGTAGGTAATGCTTCTGGTGTTGCTATGAAGTACAAGCTATTAGGATTTGAACAGTTAGGAAGAACAAAGGAAAGATACTTTAAACAAGGACTAAGGCAAAGATTAAAGCTTATGTCTAATATAGAGAATATAAGGGCTAAGAATATTAATCCTAGCAACATAGATATTACTATGAAGAGATCACTTCCAGTTGATGATGAACTTGCAGCAAGAATAGCACAAGAAACAGAAGGATTTATTTCATGGGAAACTAGAATAAAGAGATTTGATGGTGAAATAGATATAGATGAAGAAAGAAAGAGACTAGAAGAAGAAAAGAAAAAGAATATAGAACAGCAACAACAAGCTTTTGGATCATATGATTTTAAGAATACTAACCAAGAAGATGGTGAGGTAGATGAAGAATAATGCTTACTGGACCAGAAGAGCTAACTTAAGAATGGAAGAGTATCACAAAAATAGTGATTCTACTATTCAAAAGATTAGTGCTGCATATGACAAAGCTATAAAAGATATTAATGACGATATAAATAAAATCTTTTATAAGTACCAGCTAGATAGTGGCTTATCTACTACAGAAGTTAGAGAATTACTAAACTCTAAGATACCTAAAAAGGAATTAGATAGTATTAGAAAAAGGATTTATAATATCCAGGATGAAGAGTTAAAAAGATATATGATGGCTCAACTTAATGCAGAAGCATATAAGGCTAGGATAACAAGATTAGAAGCTTTAAAAGAGAGTGTATATATCAATACTAAGTTAGCAGCAGATGTTGAGATAAACCAAAGTACAAAACTATATACAGATAATATTAAGAGAGCCTATTATACTAACCTATTTGATATTCAACAAGGATTAGGAGTAGGCTTTAATGTTGCTCAAATGCCAGTAGATGTCATTCAAGAAATACTTAAGAATAATTGGAGTGGTAAACACTTCTCTAAAAGGGTGTGGCATAATACAGATGTATTAGCAAAGCAATTAGAAGAAGTAATAACAAGTGGATTAATGAGTGGTAAAAGTTCAAGGAGAATGGCACAGGAACTAAGAGAACTAACTGATTATGGTAAGTTTGCTTGTGAGAGATTGATAAGAACTGAAACTACTTATATAACTAACGCTGCTGAAATAGAATCTTATAAAGAATGTAGAATAGATAGATACATCTTTATAGCAACATTAGACTTAAGAACTTCTAGCGTGTGTAGGGAACATGATAGGGAGGTATATGAAGTAGAAAAAGCAGAAGCTGGAGTAAACCTTCCTCCGTTACATCCACATTGCAGAAGTACAACAAGGGCTTACTTAGGAGAAAGTACTTTAAATGATATTAAGAGAAGAGCAAGAGATCCAGAGACAGGAAAGACTTATTTAGTACCAGGGGAGATGGCTTATAAACAATGGTATGAAAAGTTTGTAGTACAAAAAGGGTAGTAGTGTATAATCATTATTAATTATTGTATTTACCTAATCTTTAACGAGAGATATAATTTAGATATACAATAAAATTAATAAAGGGGTTGATATAATATGCCAACTATTATAAAAGATTGTCATATTGAAAATTGTAGGACTGGTATAAAAGCAGAAGGGCATGTAGATCTAAACATAAGTGGTATGACATTTGTAAATAATGGGAGAGATATTGATTTAGAGGTTGATTCAGAAAGTAATATAACTATAGAAAGAATTAGATCTATAAATTGTAAAACTGAATCAATAACTTATAAAGAATACTTACATAAAATCAGTAACATTATAAATCAAATAAATAATTTAGAACTTAAAAAACATGATAAACAACTAATAATATCAAAATTACAGAGTATGGAGAAATGCAAAGACAAACCAGTACTACTTAAGAAGTGTTTATGTGAATTATATGATATAAGTAAGGGAATAGGACTTCCGTTATTAGTACAGTTTATATGCAAAACTTTAGGATGGATTTAAAAAAAGATTATACCCTTAGAAGTCTAAGGATATAGATTAAAATAGTTAATTAGCACTTAGTGTATTCACTAGGTGCTTTTTATATATAAAATTATTGAATCTAATGGGCATTGAACATTAGGGGCAAGGAGGAAGAAATATGTTTATAAGAAGTGCAAATTTAAGAAAAAGCTTAGGTATGGGTAGACTACTTGAAGCAGATACAGGAGCAAATGGAGGTTCTGGAACTGGGGCAGATGGTGGCAATGGTGAAGGAACTGGAGAAGGTACTCAAGGTCAAGAAGGTGGAGACAAGTCTTTTGATGATGTATTAAAGGATAAAAAGTATCAATCTGAATTTGACAAGAGAGTTGCCAAGGCTCTTGAAACTGCTAAGTCAAAGTGGGAGACAGATTACCAAGCTAAAATCCAAGAAGCTAAGACAGAAGCTGAAAAGTTAGCAAAGATGAACGCTGACCAAAAGGCAGAATATGAGAAGCAAAAGAAGCTAGATGAACTAGCAAAAAGAGAAAAAGACATAACTACTAGAGAATTAAGAGCAACAGCTTATGAAACTCTAGCAGAAAAGAATCTACCTAAGGAGTTAGTAGATATTCTTAACTATGAATCTGCTGAAACTTGCAATAAAAGCATTGAAGCAGTAGAAAAAGCTTTCCAATCTGCAGTAGAGAAAGCAGTAAATGATAAGTTAAGGGGTGGAAATCCTCCTAAAGGTGGACAAGGAAGCAATAATCAATCAACATTTGGTTTTAACTTTACTGGAGTTAGACCAAAGGAAACAAAATAGATTAAAGAAAGAAGGAATGAAAAATGACAGTAAATTATGCTGAACAATATGCAAGGGAGTTAGCAAATGCATATCCATATGTACTTTATTCAGGTAGATTGTGGAGTACAGAAAATACAAATAAATATAAACCGGTTGATGCAAAGACAATAAAAATACCGAAGCTTTCAACTACAGGAAGAGTAAATGGAGATAGAACTAGTATAGGTGATTTTTCACAGAATTTCTCTAATAGTTGGGAAACTAAGGAACTTAAAAATCATAGAATATGGCAAACATTAGTGCATCCACAAGATGTTAATCAAACTAATCAAGTTGCTTCAATATCTAATATTACTAAGACTATGAATGAAACTCAAAAGTTCCCAGAACTTGATGCAATGATGTTCTCCACTCTTTACACATTAAAAAATGCAAAGAAATCAATAGCAGCAGAAGAAGCTGAATTAACTTCTAAAACTGCATTAGCTAAATTTGATGCAATGATGGATGAAATGGATGAGGGATTAGTACCACCGACAGGAAGAATACTTTATGTTGACACTTATACTAAGACTTTATTAGATAATGCGGTAGCTATAGTAAGAACAAATGGAGATAAGGTTTTGTCTAGATCCGTATCAAGACTTGAGGAAGTTGACATAGTTGGTGTACCTACTACTCTAATGAAAACTAATTATACATTTAATGATGGAACAACAGGAGGACAAGAATCAGGAGGAATAAAACAAGGAGATTCAGCTGGAGATATGGCTATGATATTAGTTCATCCATCAGCAGTATTGCCAATAGTATCATATTCATTTGCACAATTACAAGAACCATCAGCGTTGAGCCAAGGTAAGTATGTATATTTTGAAGAATCATTTGAAGATGTATTTATATTAGATGAAAGACATGCTGGAATACAAATATGTGTTAAGAAAGCTGCAATTTAGTAAGAGAGGGTAAAACCTCTCTTTTGTTATGAGGTGTTATTATGGCACAGTTAGAAAAGTTAAAAATAAGGCTAGGAATTAGTGATAATAGCGAAGATGCTCTATTAAATATGCTTTTAGAAGATGCAGAAGGTGAGATATTAGACTTCTGCAATAGAGATATACTTCCAGTAAAGGTTGAAGCTTTACAAAGAGAACTAGCGATTATTTATTATAACAGGCTAGGAAGTGAGGGGGAATCTTCTAGAAGTGAAGGAGGAGTATCTGTATCTTATTCAACAGAGATACCAGAGAATATTAAAAGTAGATTAATAGCTTTTAGAAGGCTTAAGTTAGTAGGTGTTGCAAATGCGAATAAAGAATAAAAGGACTTACTATCTTAAGAGGAAAACAGTAATTGAAGATAATGAAGGTGGTAAATATCCAGGATATTCAGAGCCTATAGAAATACAAGCAAATATATATCCAGCGAGTGGGAAATTACAAGCTGAAATATATGGAGAAAGGCTTAATTACATCTTAAATATGCTATATGATGAATCAAAAAATTTAAATGAAGGTGATGGCATATGTGTATATGTTTCTAAAGAAAGTGAACCAGATTACAAAGTTATAAGCATTAAGCGATATTCACATCTGTTTATTGAATTGGAGAAGATATAAAAATGAGTAAGAGCGTTGTTGGTTTAGATAGTCTTCTTAAAAAATTAGATAAATTAGGTGGAAATGTTGATGAAGTACTTTATAAGAGTATGCAACAGCAAGGTGAGTTAGTAAAAGGTGATGCAAAAGACTTGTGTCCTACTGGTGATACTGGTGATTTGAGACAGAGCATTCATAGGCAAACTAAAAGGTATAAAGGCAAGATAGTATCTAAAGTTTATACAAATAATGAATATGCAGGATATGTTGAGTTTGGTACAGGGAAAAAAGGAGAAACAACTCCTGCAGTAGATAAATATCCTGGTCCTCTATCTTATAAGCAAGATAAGTGGAAAGTTAATATTCCAGATGTAGGGGTAAGGTGGATAGAAGGGCAACCAGCTCAACCTTATCTTTATCCAGCTTTAAAAAACAATGAAGAAAAAGTAATAGAGAATATAAAAGAAGATGTTAAGAAAGCTATAAAGGAGGTAGCAAAGAAATGATTAATGTTAAGGATCAAATTTTTAATGCTATCAAAGATATATCTTCTAATGTAAGTGATAGTTACCCATCAGAATGGGCGAATTTACCCGCTATACAGTATGTAGAAGAGGATAACAAGGTATATGAGTTTACAGATGGAAAAGAGGACAAATCTTATATAAGATATAAAATTGATATTTGGCACAATAGAAGTACTTCTGAATATGCCCTTGAAGTAGATAAAAAGGTATCTGATTTAGGGCTAAGAAGAACATTATGCCAAGATATAGCTGACCCTAGTGGGTTAAAACATAAAGTAATGAGATATGAAGGTGTTATAGATAATGAAACACAATTAGTATATCAAAGATAGGAGGAATGCAAAGTGTTAGCTAATGGAACTAAATTAGGATATAAAAAGAAGAGCGGTGAACCTTTAACCTATACAGATTTAGCAGGATTAAAGGAGATACCTGAAATGGGTACTGAACCTGAAAAGGTCGAAAATACGTGCTTAAGTGATAAGGTGAAGCAATATGAATATGGAATAGGAGACGCTGGAGATTTAGAATTTAAATTTAGATATGAAAACTCTAGCGAAACAAGTCCGTATAGAGTATTAATGAAAGCACAGGATGATAATGAAATATTAAGCTTTGAAGAAACATTACCAGATGGAACAAAGTTTCATTGGGATGCACAAGTAAGTGTTAAATTAGGTGGTGGCGGAGTAAATGGAGCTATAGACTTTACTCTAAAGATGGCACTTCAAAGTGAAATAGAAGTGGTACATCCTAGTTAATAGTATTACTATCTTTTAATACACCCCCAAATATTGTATTATAATTATATTAACAATATTTGGGGGTGTAGAGATGAAAGATAAAAATAGGATAACAGCATTACTATTATGTATTTTTAGCTTCATTCTAGGATTACATAATTGGTATTTGGGAAATTATAAAAGAGCAGTTTTATTCACTGTAACAATAGGTGGGCTTGGTATATGGTGGGTATATGACATATTTAAAATAGCTACAGATACAAGATATATAGCACACTCAAAAGGAGAGTATACTCAAGAAGAAAAAGAGAATCAATTTGCTAAGGATTTAGAACTTCAAAAAAAGTTAGATGAATTAAATGTAAAAAAGGTTCCAATAAATGATAGTCTAGTACGTTGCCCTAAATGTGGAAGTTCTCAACTCACTACTAACAAGAAAGGTTTTAGTTTAGGAAAAGCAGTAGCTGGTGGAGTTTTATTAGTACCTATTGCTGGGGTAGCAACAGGTATGATAGGAAAGAATAAAATAATTATTACTTGTTTGAATTGTGGTAAACAGTTTAAACCAGGGAATGAAAGATAAGCACTTACTTATGTAGGTGCTTTTATTATGCTTAAAAACAAGAGAATATATAGGAAAGGATGATATAAATGGCAAGAAAGCAATTTGCAATATGGAAAGTAGGAGAAGAGGAGTATAAGCTAAAACTTAAAACTTCTACTTTGTGTGATCTAGAAGAGAAAATAGGTACTAGCTTAATGAATGTATTAGGTAATGGGAATATGCCTGCATTAAAAATAATGCTTACAATAACTCATTATGCTATTAAAGACTATAATGCCAATATTAAATTTAAAGATGTTCAAGATCTATTTGATAAATATCTTGATGGTGGAGGAAGCCAATTAGAGTTTTTCACTAAAGTGATCATGGATATTTATAAGGTGAGTGGTTTTTTTACAGAATCTCAAACAGAGATGATGGAGGAGAAACAAGAAGAGATGAAGGAAATGCTGGAATAATAAATAGTTATACTGAATTAATAGAAGGATTATACCCACAGTTTTTAGATATGGGATATAGTCCTTCTTTGTTTTGGGATTCTTCACTTCAAGAAGTTTATGACTTAATGGATAGCTACAACAGAAGAAAGAAAAATGAAATTAATGAGCTAGAGGATAAGCTAAAGGCTGAAATATCTCTTAATGCAGTATTAGCAAGACAGATAGGAGAATATGTAGCTAGTTTATTTAATAAAGAAGCTAAATTAACTCCATTAAATAAATTTTTTCCTAGTCTTTTTGCAGAAGACAAAGAAGAAGTTAATAATGATATGGCTTTATATAAAGCAAGGATGGAGGAATATGCGTATAGGCATAATCAAAAATTAAGAAAGGAGGAGTAACATGGATGGTATGACTTTAGAAAAGCTTCAAGTATTAATAGAAGCGCAAACTAAAGGCTTTAGGGATGAAATATCAAAGGTACAAAATGAAGTTAAAAGAATGACAAACTCTGTTAATAACGAAGTCAATAAAGTTAAGAATATCTTTAAGTCTCTTGGAAGATTTGTAGTAACTCTAGGTATAGGCAAGATGTTTGTTAATAGTGTTCAAAGTGCAATGAAAGTAGAAGCAGCTATTCAACAAATAACCCGTACAATGGGTGAGAGTACTAATCAATTCTTAAAGTGGTCAAAGGCTAATGCATTAGCATTTAATATGTCACAAAGTGATGCAATGAATTATGGAGCTATTTTCTCTAATTTAGTAAGTACTTTTAGTAATGGTACTCAACAAACATTACAATATACTACTGATTTACTTAAAGCATCTTCTATTATCGCTTCTGGAACAGGCAGAACTATGGAAGATGTAATGGAGCGTATTAGATCTGGTTTACTAGGTAATACAGAAGCTATTGAAGATTTAGGAGTTAATGTAAATGTTGCTATGCTACAGAGTACAGAAGCATTTAAAAGATTTGCTAATGGAAAATCGTGGGACCAGTTATCTTTCCAAACACAACAACAAATTAGATTAATGGCAATATTAGAGCAAACAAGCAATAAGTTTGGTGGAGAAGTATTTAGCAATACAAACTCTAGCTTACAACAATTTGTGGCAGTTCTTAAAGATGTTGCTTTAAATATAGGAAATGCTTTCTTACCTATTATGAATGTAGTAATGCCTATTTTAACTAACTTTGCTATGGGGTTAAGAACAGTAACAGCTTATGTAGCCACTTTTATGCAAACTTTATTTGGATATAAGCCATCTAATAAAACTGGTGTTGGAGGAGCGACAGGACAGGTTAACAGTCTAGGAAATGCTGCTACTAAAACTGGAGAAAAAGCTAAGAAAGCACAAAAAGAAGTAAGTAGGCTCTTAGGTGGATTTGATGAAATAAATGTATTAAGTAAAAATAGCAATTCTGACAGTGGAGGTAGTGGAGCGAGTACACCTACAACAGGTGGAGGAGTATTGGATTTTGGGAACACTGAAATAATTGAACCAGATACAAGTGGATTAGAATCTGCAGTAAATAAATTTAAGACAATATTTGCTCCAGTTGTAGAGAGCTTTGAAAATTTAAAGGCAGCAGTTAAGCCACTGGTAGACAATATAGGAACTATCTTGCTATGGTTCTGGGACAATGTATTAGCACCATTCGGGACTTGGACTATAAGTAAAGTAATGCCAGAGTTTTTTAATATATTAGCTGGTGCCTTTAAAATACTCAATCCTATTTTAGAAGTATTTATGGATTTAGGAGGTTGGCTATGGGATGGCTTCTTACAACCTATTGCTAGTTGGACTGGTGGAGTTATAGTTGATGTACTTGGTGGTATAGCTGATGTACTACAAGTTATTGGTGATTGGATGAAGGAGCATAAAGAAGTTATAGAAACTATCGCTATAGTAGTTGGAAGCTTTGCTTTAGCCTGGGGACTGGTTAATGCTGCATTTGGAATATACTATGGAATTTTAAATGCTTATAATGCAATAGTTTATTTTGCATCAACTGGAACTACTATATTCGCTGGAGCTATGACTGCATTGAACTTACCATTATTGGGGATAGTTGCAGCAGTTGCAGCAGTAATAGCAATAGTAGTTGTTTTGTGCAAACATTGGGAAGAAGTAAAAGAAGTAGCAAGTAATGTATGGAATAGCATACAGGAAACATGGAGTAAAGTTGCGACTTGGTTTGATGTTAATGTAGTACAACCTATATCTAATTTATTTTCTAGTATGTGGGAAGGAGTCAAAAGGACAACTAATAATGCTTGGAATTGGATATTAAGCTTATTTACAAAGGGTGGTCAAATTTTTTCCGGAGTGGTTGGAGCTATAGCTGATGTATTTAAGACAATAGTAAATTCTATTATAAGTGGAATCAATTCAGTAATTGCAGTACCATTTAGAACTATTAACGGATTGCTAAATAAAATTCGAGATGTAGAAGTACTAGGATTTACACCTTTTGATGGCTTCTGGGGATATAATCCATTACCAGTACCACAGATACCTAAATTGGCTAAAGGCGGTATTGTAGATAGTGCTACCTTAGCAGTTGTAGGGGAAGCGGGAAAAGAAGCCGTAATGCCACTTGAAAATAATACAGGCTGGATTACAGAACTTGCATATAAGCTTGCTATATTATCACCACAACAAGGAAGCAATTTTAGACCTATAGAAATAATCTTGAAAATTGGAGATACAACATTAGGGAAGTTTGCAGCTGATGGAATAAATAAATTAAGTAGACAGAAAGGAAGGTGTGTTATTAATGTATAATGATAGTTTTATAAAAATTAACGGAATACAGATGCCCACGCCTTCTGTATTCTCTGTAACTATTATGGATATAAGTGGAGAGAACTCTAATAGAGATAGCCGAGGGACTATGCATATTGACAGAGTTGCTACTAAAAGAAAAATAGAGATGGAGTGGAAATTATTAAATATGAAAGATATGTCTACTCTTTTAAATTTAGTTAAAGATATATTTTTCGAAGTAGAGTATCCAGATCCTATGGCTGGGTGCATGGTAAAAAAGACATTCTATGTTGGAGACAGGACTACTCCAATGTATTCTTGTATAGACAAAATTCCTAAATGGCAAAATGTTAAGTATAACTTAATAGAACAGTAGGTGATAATATGAGGAATGTTAGCAGAGATTGTATTGAAGCATTTAACAAGAATAAGAGGGATTTAAGATTTAAAATCGAGGTATTAGATTCTGTAATAACAGATGATAATATAATAGATTTTAGTATAGAAGATGCAATAGTAATGGATGATGATTTTGCTTTAGGTGGAGCAGTTGCGGGAAGATTTAAAGTAAATATAAAAAATGTAGGTTTAAGATACACAACTGAAGATTTTAAAAATAAAGTGTTAAAAGTTTATATAGGAATAATCTTATCCGACGGAGTTATTGAGTATGTTTTAGTTGGAACATATAACATAGAAGATGTTAATTTAAATGATAAAAACATTGAGATAGATGCTATGGACAATATGATTAAGTTTGAGAAGGAGTACAATAGCAAACTAGAGTATCCGTGTACAGCAAAGAATATGTTACAAGAAATTTGTAGTCTTTGCGGAGTAGAGTTAGTAAACAAAACTTACTTAAATGAGAATTATATTATAAATGAACCAGTTTTAGAAGATAGCTGCAGAGAAATAGTACATGATTTAGCAATGTTATTCGGGGGATTTGCAAAGATAAATAATGAAGGCCTATTAGATATAGTAGCTCCAATAAATACTAATTTAGAGATTAATAAAGATAATTATATAGAACTACAGATAAAAGAACCTTTCCGCATTGATAATTACAGTATAACCGAAACATATTTTCCTAGTGATGCAGTGCCTTTAAATATTAATATATGTCCTTTTACAGCTAAGTGGTTTGGGAATATAGCACTAGAAGTTGGTGATAAAATTAAACTAAATGATGATGTAAGAGTTGAAGAAACTATTATAACAAGACAGAAAATAATATTTAATGGTGGGTTAACATTTGAAAGTGAGTGTTCTGGATTGAGTGAGCAGCAAAAAAATACTCAATCTGTTAATAATCAAACTAAGTTAAACAGAAGGTTTGCAAGTGAGATAAAACAGAATGCAGATGAGATTTTATTAAGAGTTACAGCAGATGGTGTTGAAACTCTTGTGAAGCAAAATGCTGATAGTTGGGAGTTATCTATTAATGGTAAATTAACTGGTAGGACATATAGATTTGATGGAGAGGGATTCACTCTAGGAGGAAATGAGGGTGATGTAGCAAAACATACACCAAGTTATAGTGAATGGAATTACAAAAATGGTGGTAAAGCTAGAATAGATGAAAATGGATTCTACTTTCAACATGGAAGTAGTAAGAACGAATATCACAGTCTTATAAAAGTATATGAACAGCAAGTTAATACATCAGGAATAGGAAATACGTTTGACTTTAATATTACTCTACCTAGCGAGTTCAAAGGCAAAAACTTTTTGATAATACCAATGATAACAGACGCGGTTTCTCAAGAGAATAGCGGAAAGACATTATATATATCAGGTAGACATGGGGCTTGGGTGAAAAATATAAATAGAGCAGCAGGAACTTTTAATGTATATGGCCAATACATAGCATTTAAAGTTATAACAACAAATGAATTTGGTGGAATTGTAGATTTAGAAAAAATGTATTACGGTCGTTCTACAAGCGATCCACAAGTGCTACCTTTAAAATTAAACATATCTATATTAGTAATAGCGTAGGAGGTAAGAAGAGTTGAGGGACTATAAATTGACATTAAATTTAGTTACAAATGAAGCTCCAAGCAGTAAAATATTTAAGCAGTATGACACAGGTAATGAGATAGAATTAGAATTATATCAAAATGAGCATCTTAATGCAGATGAAAAGCTAGTACTAACTAATGAAAGTGTACTAGCTTTTTTTAAACGCCAAGATGGGCAAGTATTACAAAAGAACTGTACGATAAGGAATGGGAATGCAATAGTTAAAACTGCTAAAGATGTGCTTGGAGTACCAGGAATATTAGAATTAGAATGTATGGTTAAAAACGGTGATGTAGAAACAACTACAACTAGAATGACATTTACAGTAAAAGAAAGCATAGCTAGAGATGGAGCAATAGAAGAAGATCCACGTTATACTTCTGATTTAGTCACAGAATTGTTAGATGTAAGGGATAATGTTAAAGCTGAAACGATAGGAAAAATAGAAGAAGTTGCGTCGCAATTGGAAGATAAAGCGAACAAAAATGAAGTATTCACAATGGCTAATATGGGACAAGATATAAAAGAAGCGATATCTGGAGGAAGTGTTGCTGTTGTTGGTAGAAGTTCTGTAGGTATAGAAAATGTTAAAACAAACGCTATACATGCTTATCATACGTCTTTTTTAAAGGTTAGTAGTGACAATATTTTAAATCCTAGTATATGTAAAAATGGATTTTATGTAAGTCCTACAAATGGTGATTTAGTTACAGATAGTGCATATATAACATCAGATTTTATTAAAATAACACCAGGTAAAACATACTATAGTAATTCTGGGAACACCTTTGCTTTTTATGATAATGTTTATAACTTTATTTCAGGTGGGAATACAAACGAAATGATAGCACCACCTAATGCTTGTTTTTTAAGAAAATCAATAAATAAAGATATTATTAGCCAAGTTGGAGATATAAGAAATATATATATTGTAACAAATGACAAAAAACCAACTCAATTAGGTGTTTATCCACAGTTCGAAATAGAAGTGGATAAATTAAAGCCAATATCTAAAATAGAAAATAGTTCTATTACAGAAACAAAAGTAAAACCTAAATCTATAGGGACTTACAACACTTCATTTTTAAAAGTTATTAGTGATAATATTCTTAATCCTAATAATTGTATTGATAATTACTATATAAGCTCAAAAGATGGTGGTTTAGTTAGAGATACAAATTTTGTTGCAACAGATTTCATAGAGGTTATTACAGGTACTACTTATTACAGTAATTCTGGAATTAACTTTGCATTTTATGATGATGTTTATAACTTTATTTCAAGTGGAAATGATAATATTATGGTTGCACCACCTAATGCTTGTTTTTTAAGAAAATCAATAAATAAAGATATTATCAAACAAGTTGGCGGTATAAATAAAATATACATTGTACCAATTGACAAGAAACCTGGAAAGGGTGAATATCCACAATTTTATTTAAAACTAGAAGGGATAGAGGAAATAAATGAACAAGAATTATTATTAATAGATAATATTCCTAATAGTATTAGTACAACAGAAGATAAAAATGATGTATTAATAATTACGCATAAAGATAAAAGTTCAAAAAAAATAATAAGAATAGATACCATTATAGTTAATGATAATTATTGTACAGAAACAAGAACGTTATCAACAGGAAGAAAAGTTACAATAAAAACTGATTTAGATAATTTAGAAGTGGAGGTGTTTTAAAATGATAAGCCAAATAATAAATAATGAAAACAAAAGCGTTCCAATAAGAAATACTAGATTCTTCAATTATGAGTATTTAGAATATACAATAATAGGGTATGATGGTGATTTACTGTATGGTGTAAAAGATAGTGATGATGGGGTTTATAAAAGTCTTGATGGAGGGAAAACTTGGGAAGCTAGAAGGTTATATACATTACCAGCTAAATTAGCAAAATGTGGGGGGACTTATGCCAATGGAGTTATAAATGTTTGGTTATCTGATGGAAGAATTATAAGAACTGATAATGAATTCTCAACTACTTTAACGACAAAAACAGGAGTATATCCACCTATAGTTCCTAACGGAATAGCTAGAAGTAAAAGAGATCCAAACAAATTAATGTTTGTAGAATATACTACGATTGAAGAATCAATAGATTTAAATGTATATTATTCAAATGACAATGGTGCTACATGGAAATCGGTAATGACCAAAAATCATCCTAGTGATATATGGCATTTTCATAGTGTAGATTTTATTAATAGTATAAATGGTAAAGAAGAATGGTTGGTCACAACAGGTGATAGTGGGAAAGATGTGCGATGGTACAGTAGTAATAATGATGGAACATCTTGGAGACAAATAGTGGGAAATTTTTCTGACGAAGAAGGGGCTCAAAAATTTAGAACACTTGGAGTTAGGCTAATTGCACCAGAAACTTATATATGGTCAAGCGACAGTAATTCAGAAAATTACGTTTTTGCTTGCCCTAGAAGTAATATGAATATTTACAATTTAATAAAGGTACAATCATTAAATGCACAGGCATGGGGAATGAATGGTGGAAAAGACTGGTTAGTTACTTGTGATAAAGTTGAATCTAGCACATATGAAGGTAGGTATACTAATAGGATTTTAATTTCTGGTGATGGTGGAGGAAGTTGGTATAAAGAATATGAATTTGAGTCGCTTCAAAATATAGAGGGTGTCAATGGTGTTCAAGGGCCTGATAAAAATGGTTGTTTTTATGTAAGGATAACATCTCCAATACAAGGCACTATCAAAATGACACCTAGAAAAGAATTAAGTTATCCTATGAAACCACTTAATCAAGTTAAAGTGCTTAAGGATTATAAAAAAGAAATAATCAAAAATAAAGAAATAAATACGAGTACCTCTCTTGTTGTGGATTTACTAGAAACTGATGTTTATGAGCCTGTGATATTAATTCAAAATTTAACCGATGTAAACGCTAGACTTATGGTTTTGATACTACAAATGGAACTAGGCTAACTCAATGCTTAGGCAGTACAGATATAGTTATATCACCTAATCAATCTATATATATAGATAAAAATGACGGATTGTTCAAAAATATATTGCCAAAAGGAAGTAGAATCTCTTTAATTGCAAGTGGTGAAAATTCTACTACAGGGGGTGTCTATTTAACATTGTTTGGTAAGTGCTATTCGGTAGCAGATCACAGATGTCTTTAATTTTTTGTAAAAATCCAACTATATGGGCTATTTAACACTAGAGGAATATATATATAATTAGTGATTATAGGGTATCTAATAGTATAACAATTTGACTATATAAAGAAGATTTGTTAAATTTATTATGGTTATATATATAAATCTAAAGGAGGGGATGATATGGGGAAAAAATTAAGTTCATTAGAATTTAATAGTAATTCTTTTGATGTCATTCGGTTAATAGCCGCAATACAAGTTGTAATAGGTCATTCATTGGTACACTTAGATATAGGAACTAGTAAAGTATTTAATAACATTTTGGGGTGGTTTCCAGGGGTGGTAATACTCTTTGCTATTAGTGGATACTTAATTACAGCTTCGGCAGAAAGAAGTGCAAGTAAATTTGAATATATAAAAAAAAGATTATTACGCATTTATCCAGCGTTAATTATATGTTTTATAGTTACAATTATTACGATTAGTTTTTTTATAAAGCTAAATGGCAAAGAAATACTTATTTTTAGCAGTTTACACACTACATTTTTTCAATGGTATACACCTGGTTTTTTAAGAACATATGGAACTGGTGCTATAAATGGTTCTCTTTGGACAATAATTGTTGAACTTCAATTTTATCTATTTACATTGATTTTCTATAAAAAAATGAAAAATCTATCAATTAAAAAGTGGATAATTATTATAGGTTCTTTCTTATTTATTAATATTATGCTTCCAATGATAGAAAAATTTATTCCAACATTTTTTTATGGACTACTATTAGAAACGTTTGTTCCATATATTTACATCTATTTAATTGGAGCATTTTTATATACTTTTAAAGATGAAATTTTACCTATTTTGATTAAAAACTTTAAGTATATAGTATCTATATTTATTTTATGGAATATAATAAATGAATTTCTTAACGTTAATATAGGTGAGCATTACAATATAATAACTGGTATTTTATTACCTATTATTTCAATTTCTCTTTCTTATATACTTGGGAAACATAAATTAAAAATGGATTTATCGTATGGTATCTATTTATATCATATGGTGATTATTAATGTATTAGTACAGCTTAATTTAACTAAAAGAATATCCTCTTTAATAGTAGTATATGTAGTTACTATTTTAGCAGCAATTTTGTCATGGACTCTAGTTGAGAAACCGTTTATTAATATGAAGAAAAAATGTAAAAATATAGGTGCACAAGTTACAAGTTGATAAAATATATGATTATATTGGTAATTAAATAACAGATAAATACTTTAGTGGTATTTATATAAAAATTGACATGTTATCTTCTGTAAACTTTAATTCACAATAGACTTAAAGGACGAACTAACTTAATAAAAGATTTAAGAGAGATTAGAAGAAATTCTAGTCTCTTTTTTATACAAAAAATAAAAGAGAGGTGAACTATGGAGACGGTTAGTATTGCACTATTATGTACAGTAATAGGTTGTGTAATAGGGGTAGGGACATTTAGTAAAGCAAGAGATAAAGATATTAGGGCAGAAGCAGAAAGATGGGGGGTGATGTCCGCTAAGATTGATTTTATAACGACTACAACTAGTGAAATAAAAGCAGAAGGAAAATTAAGAGATGAACGAAGGGATAAAGAAATAACAGAAATGAAAAACAAATTAGTAGAAGTAGAGCAATCTACAAAATCAGCTCACCATAGAATTGATGAGTTAGTAAAAGAAAAGGATGGGATGTAAAAATGCAAGAAAACAAAATGTCACAAGTTACTGTTTACACTAAGGAAGAAGGCTCTTTTAAGAGCAGAATAACTAATGTTGGTACAATTATTTCTTTAGCTTCTATTGTTGTAATATTACTTCTTAATGTTGGTGTTATAGATGCAGC